AGTTAATGGAGCAATGTACAGTAAAAGAAAGAAGTAGAGTAATAGATTCAGCTACTCCTATCGCATTACAAATTTATAAGTCATTAGTGCCGGTAAGTAATAAGGCTCACAGAATTAGCACTAATCCTTTTAGTAATAAAAAAATGAAAGGCTGGTCAGAAGATGATCGAGCTTCAATGATTGTGCAACCAGGTAATTTAAGAAAGTCTATTATTGATTTATCTAAAAATCTTAAATCATATAGATATGCCGTTGGAGCGGTAGGGCCATTGTATAAAAGAGGTACAATGAATAAAGGTATTAATAGTAGCGAAGGAACAAATGGCTTTTATGCTCACATGGTTTTTGGAAGTACAAGAGCCTGGTATAATAAAATAGTAGTACAAGCAAGAAATTTAAGTAGAGAAAAAGTAATTAAAACTATGCGTGACGAATGTATTTTTATCATGCAGGAAAGGCCTAAAAAATTCTGGCAAATATCATGATAGGAAAAGTAATATATGGGAGACTATCAACTGATGTGGCAGTTACTGGTGTTTGCGGTTTACGCATCTTTCCAGATATTGCTCCTCAAAATGTTACCTATCCTTTTTGTGTTTACACAATTATTAATAGTGTTGCAGTTGATTTTAAAGATGGTCAAAGTAATCTTGAAGAAGTTAGTTTTCAAGTAGATGTTTATACAAACAACTATGACACTACACAAAGTTTATCTAACTCTATAAGAAATAGATTAGACAGATTTGTAGGTACAGTAAATGATATTAGTGTGCAGACAGTTAAATATATGTCATCTGATTCACAAGCATACAATGCTGATTTAAATGTTTATTGGGTGAGTATTGATTTTATGGCAAGAATGAAACGATAATTATGAAGTTAAGATTAATAAAAACGTGGAACGGCAAGCCAGTAGGCGCAACAGGTGTATTCCTTTCCGACTTTGGCAAGCAACTTGTTGCAGATGGCATTGCCGAGCATCTTGATGATGATTTTGTAGTAGAGCAGATGCCAGAGAAGAAAGTGCAAGAGACACCTCAACCTATTTATATTCCGGTGCCTATGCCTATGCAGTATTTTGAAGATGAGAATGAATTGGAAAAAATTGATGTTAATATAGATTTGTCAAAAGTTAAAAAATAATAAAATGCCAACTACAGGAATTATTAATGGTACGTTGATGCGCTTGTATAAAGATTCAACTGCAATCGGTTACGCCACATCGTGCCAAATGAATATCTCCGCAGCTATGCGTGAAATCTTAACAAAGGATTCAGCAGCTGGAGGATGGAGAGAAGTAAAGAAGGGTCAGTTATCAGGCACACTTTCCACAGAGGCGCTGTATGCCGGTCCTGGTGATTCTTCTACTAACTATTTGTTTGATGATCTCTTTACAGATTTGATTAGTGGTACTGCTCTAACTATTAAATTTACAACAGATGTTAGCGGAGACAATGTATTTACCATGCAAGCCATTTGTACATCATTAGACCTTAACGCAGCCGTAGAAGAAAATACAAGCTACTCAGCTTCTTTTGAAGTTACTGGTGCTATTACAAAGACTGTTAAATCTTAAAATTAAAAATTACCTAAAATGAAAACAATAAAAATAGCTAATGCGGACATACCAGTTAAGTTTGGTATGTTCGTTTTAGGTACATTTTTAAGGGAGAGGAATCTTAAGCTAAGTGACCTCTCCCAACTTGGCGAAGACCTCCTATTTGCGCTTGAACTTGCTTATGCAGGTGTACAGGCAGGTTACAAGGCAAAGGGAGAAAAGTGCCCATATACCTTAGAAAAGTTTTGCGACTTAGTAGATTTGGATAAGGGAGGTATAAACAGGATAACAGAGCTGATAACAAATGAGATTTCAGTTCCAGAAGATCCGGAAAGAAAAAACGAGATAGCGGAGGAGGTGAGTTAACACTTGACTACATCGAAAGATTTTGTTTTGGAGTCCTTAGATTCCATCCTCCGCAATACTATGAAATGACATTGAGAGAGGTTATTATAGCCATGCAAGGTTATAATAATCAATTTCAAATAGAACAGCAATTTGAGTGGGAAAGAGCCAGGTGGCAAACAACACTTTTATTGAATGTTCATACGGCAAAAGGCAAATCAATTAAGCCTAAAGATTTAATTGAGTTTCCATGGGAGAATGATAATCCAAAACCAACTAAAAGAAGTTTGACAGAAGTTGACAAGTCAATTTTTGACAAATGGGATAAAGAGTAATAATGGCAATAGGTAAACTGAATTTAAAACTTGGCATTGATGTTAGCAACCTTGAGAAAGAACTTGGCAAGGTTGAGCGTGCGATGTCAAGATTTGGCGGACAAATGCAATCTATCGGCAGCACTATGACGCAGTCTATAACTCTGCCATTGCTTGGTGTCGGTGCAGCTTCATTGAAAGCATTTGCCGACATGGAAAAGTTGGAGAATGGATTGATTGCCATTATGGGTACAAGTGAAGGAGCAAAGGAAGAGTTGGATAAGTTGCGTAAAGTTGCAGAGAATCCTGGTCTTGCATTGCCTCAAGTTGTACAGGCTTCTGCCTCTTTACAATCAGTAGGAATGTCTGCCGATGCTGCAAGGGAAACTATAACACAGTTTGGTAATGCCGTAGCGAGATCGGGAGGAGGTGCAGAACAGTTTAGCGGAGTTACATTAGCTTTAAGTCAGATAAGCGCGGTTGGTAAAGTTACACAGGAAGACCTTAATCAGATAAAAGAAAGGCTACCGGAGTTTGCCAGAGTGATGAAAGAGGAATTTGGAACGGTGACTGCGGAAGGAATAAGAGCAATAGGTGTAAGTAGTGAAGAATTTATTACGCGCTCTGTTTCTGCCTTAGCAAAGTTAGAAAGGGCGCAAGGTGGATTAGGGAATACATTTGATAATTTAAAAGATAATGTAACGGCATCTTTGGCTGAGTTTGGCAAGGCTATAAACGAATCATTAAATTTACAAGCCGTTGCAGAAAGTTTAAGTAAATATATTCAAGGTTTAGTAGATGGATTTAAAAATCTTACACCAGAAGTCCAAGGCTTTATAGTTAAGGCTGCTTTAGTGGCTGCATCTATCGGGCCCATTATATTTATAGTAGGAAAATTAATAAGTACATACGGTGCTTTAGCAGGAGCCTCAAAATTAATAGTACAAGCAATAGGAAATATAAGTAAAGCATTTAGCTATTTAGCTGCCAATCCAATGATTTTAGTAGTTACTGCCTTAATTGCTGCTATTGGTGCTATTGCATTATATGTTTATGATAACTGGCAAGCCTTCACAGATAGATTTAAAAACATTTGGATAAACATTAAAAACTCCGTAATGGAAGGAGTAGCTAATGTTTTAAAAAATATTGATTATCTACAGAAAGCATTAGGATTAAATTTATTTAATCTTGATGGTTTAACATCTTATCAAAAGGAACAAAGAATAGTAGCTACAGAGTTTAAAAGTATTGGAGATACAGTTGATAGTTTAAAAGGCAAACTTGCTTCATTATTTACAACTGGTGCAAAAGCAACTGGTGGCGGTGGAGGTATTACTGTACCAACTTTGCCGACAGAACCAAGTGCTACTACTCCAACAGGTGGCGGTGCAGGTGGAGCAGGTTCTGCTGCCTCAATGGGTGCAGGTTTAGGTGTTATAGGAATTTTACCGACATTAGATTTACTTCCAGATAAATTAGAAAGTATATCAGCTGCAAATGAAAGATTAAAACAAACAAATGAAGATGTAGCTAATTCATTTAATAAAATTGCACCAGTGGCAAAAAGTGCATATGATTCATTAGGACAAGGTCAACAAATTATTGCTGCAAGTATATTAAGTTTTGGTGAATTAGCAGCAAGTGGATTTGAAAGTATGAAAGAACTTGCAGCAGCTGTACGAAAAAGCATTGCTGATATAATTGCTAATTTTATTAGAATGTATGTAGCAAAAGCATTAGCATCTGTACCATTATCACCTTTCATGGTGGCTATTGCTCCTGCTATTGCTGCTGCTGCTGGTGGTGTAGCAAGGTCATTAATAATGAAAATTGGAGCTCCCAAACTTGCTGAAGGCGGCTTGGCATACGGGCCAACTATGGCAATGGTAGGAGATAATAAAAACGTACGAGTTGACCCGGAAGTAATTGCACCTCTATCAAAGTTAAAATCAATGATGGGAGACATGGGCGTAGGTGGCACACTGGAGACAAGGATAAGCGGAAATGATTTAATTATATTGTTAAATAGGTCTCAAAAGGGTCTTAGCAGAATACAATAATGGCTGTAAGGTTTGAAACGACTGTATATAATGAGAAAGGAAGAAAGATTAATGTTGCTATTAAAGACAATGTTTTTTCTGGCATGACATATAGTTTTGATACTATTTCTTTGTCATTACAATACGATAGCGAAAGCCAACAAGGAGCTGAAAGATTTACTCCTATTATCGGATCATCCTGCAATTTATCATTACTTATAAATAATAACGATTTACAGACTTTACTTCTTGATATTGGATTAGCAGTTGAGGGTAGGTTTACAATGGATTTAACTGCTTATGAGGATGATAATACGACAGTATCTTTTAATTGGTATGGTTATATAGTTACAGATTTAGTGCAATTTGAGGATGTGCCTTTGTCTATTGGATATGTTGCTCAAATATCTGCCATTGATGGTTTAGGATGGCTAAAAACATTGGATTACAAAAGTGCAGTAGGGCCTTACAATGGGCAAGACACAGTAGTACAACATATTTTAAACTGCCTCAATCAATTAGATTTTGTACAAACTGAACTGGTAGCAAATAGCTTGCCAGTGCTGCACACTGTTTTTAATTGGAATGAGAATACTACAGCCTACAATGCTGCTAATGATTACGCATTATTGACAGTAATACAGCATAGGGCATTTTATCATAAGGATACAAAAAACAACTACATATATCAAAGTTGCTACGATGTTTTAAAAAAGATATGTCAAACCTTTGGCGCAAGATTAATATTTTCTGGTAATCAATATTGGTTTATACAAGTTAATGAATACGCAAGAAATCCTTCAGCTCACAGATATTTTAAGTATAGCGCATTAGGCGTACAGGCATCTGGCACATTTACTTTTGATTTTACCATGTCTAATATACAGACTAATTTACCAGGAAGTGATTTAATGAGATTAAGCGGAGGTAAATGGACATATTATCCTGCACTAAAAAATGTAGTTGTTAGATACAATCACTTTGCTAAACAAAACTTATTAGCCGGAGTAGAATATAACTATGCTACTAATGCCACACCAATAACAACTATTACTCCGACATTAGACGCTACAAATGCAGATGCAAGATTATCATACACAGGAATACTTGGCTTTTATGCCCAGGCTTTAAATCCTGTAAACTTTGAGCCTTTTCAATTTGTATTTGCTGTAAAGGTAGCATCTATTATTAATAGCTTTCCATTGCAAGGTTTTGCTGATGCTAACTGGACATTGGGCAGCGGTTGGTTTATTAATAATGGAATACTTGAAGGTACAATAATAGCAACGGTAGCATACTACACTACTTTTACAGTTACATCTGGTAGAAAGTATTATGTAAAAATAAAAGTTGATATTGAAAATAGTGGTAGCCTTAGATTACGTTTAGGTGGTGTTACAAAAACAATTACAGAAAGTGGTGATTATGACTATGTAATTTTATCAACTAACACAGATACATTACAATTAGATAGTTTATCATCTCCAGGTTTTACTGGCAAAATTAA